TTACTGTTGGATGAATATTATTTTCCAATCCACTATTCTTTTCAGATTTACTCGCCTTTGGAACAATTAAAAATGGAAATGTCCGTTGTATTTCTTCTGGTAATTTCTTAACCCTATCTTCCCACCAGGCATCTAAACTATAATATCTACTGAATGAATCTCCGTCATCTCTTGGTGTCATTTCTTTACGATAACCTAAATAACTACCGTGTGTATTATTCTCTTTATAATTAGACGGTTCTTTACCAGTAGTTGGTGCTAGTTGTCCTTTACTTTTAACATTTAACACATCATCACTTACCAACAAGTTCGCCGCAAATCTACCGAGTGGTGATGCTTCTGCTGTATCATTATTCTCTGACTTAAATCCACTTGTCTTGAATACTGTATTTTCTTCTCTTGGTTTTCTCTTTGTGATTTTAACCTTTTTCGTGGCTTTCTTTCCCCATAGATTTCTACCATCTTTGGTTTCTGATTGTTCTGTATCTCCAAATGCTGAAACTCGTTCATAGGTATCTTCCGATGTGAAATTTTGAGCATTCCGTGTTTCTCCGAAATCTTCTTCTCCCCACTTATTCCATCCTCGTTCATCTGAAAAGTTTTCTTTATTGTTTTTATCACTCACATACTTTTCATAATCACTTTTAGATTTTCGTGCTGGTTTATCCCAACCACCACCATACATTTCTTCTTTTCGTTTTTCTATAAATTTTTGGTGTCCTGCAACATTATCTTTATCAAATTGTTCCTCATCACTCATTCCTGCAAATGGTATTCTACAATTATCCAACCAAGTGATCCCTTTTTGATTATCAAGTGCTTGGTCTAAATAACCTTTCTTCTCTAATGGTTTCATTGCCACAATCACGACTTCTACTGCTGGTTTTGGTTGGTATCCTGCATATGAACCATCAAGCTCTTTTGCTTTGTCTATATCACCTCGTTTTGCCACGGCCTTTTGAATATTCATAGCCTTGGGAAAACCTGTTGAATATGTCCAGTAGATAGGTGTGAAACCAATTTGAAATCCAACTTCCTCTAACATTTGAACCATTCTGTATTGAACGTCACTTCTTGGAGCACTCATTACGAATGCAAATCCACCTGGTTTCAATACTCTCAATGACTCTTCAAATATCTCTTTAGGTGGCAACGTCTTATCCCAATCTTTACCCATAAATCCATAGCTTAATTCAACCATACGGTGGATCTGTACATAACAAATCTACCGTATGATCGGGCAACTCCTTTAAGGTCTCTAAACAATCTCCGTTGATTAGTTTACTGTTCTCCATATAAATTTTTCCTTTTTTCCTTTCTACGTTGTTCGATTTTCTTCAATCTATACCTTTCCTTAGCCTTCTTTAGAATCTTGGTCTTATTACGCTCATAGTGGTCCATCTGCCACTTTCGTTGAGCTTCAAGTCTTTCTTCTTCGGTATAGTATTTCTTTTTTCTACCCATTATTTATCTTAGCAAACCTATTAAGTTGAGTCCAAGTTTGCATTATCCAACTATCCATATTTGGTAAGGCACCAAACATCCTATCTTCCATAAACATCTTTTGGAAAATTGGTTTATTTAATTCAGGTATTTTACCATTTACTATTCTGTTAATCTTTAATTTAGCACCACCACTAATATCCACATCTGATAATTGCATCAATCTGTGATTAATATCTATAGTATCTTGATTATCAAGTATTAGATTGTAAAATCTCTCTCCTTGATGTTTATGTGCTTCTTTAATTACATCATCATATGATATAACCTTTCCTTCTATGCCTAAATCAGGAAAGTGTTTTAGTAAGGTCTTGGCACCAATACCCTTTACTCCTTTAATATTATCGGAAGTATCACCTTCAAAAACTCTACTTAATAGCAGATTTTTAGATGTTACCTTGTATTCCTCTAATATCTTTTCAGGATTGTAAAGTTTCTTTTTGGTGGGAGACCAAACTGAAATTCTATCATTTACCAATTGTAAGAAATCCTTATCGGTACTCATGATAATAACATTGCTCTTTGGCAATATTTGTTTTGCTATATAACCTATGGCATCATCTGCCTCAATACCATCAATGGACATTATACTCAAAGGTAATTTCTCTAAGTATTCTACACAACGAGATAATTGCATCATCATTGAGTGTCGCTCATCTTCGATATTTTCAAAATCGTTTACACGATTGAGTCGGATTTTCTTTGTTCTTCGTTTCGCTTTATATTCCGGATAAAGTTTACGGCGGCGGTTGCTCCCACCAGTTCCATCAAATGTTATGATGGTGCGAGTGGGAGCTAACATTTTTACTGCGTAACCAACTGACTTTAAAAAACCAACTATTCCACCAATGTGAATTCCATCATCATTAGTAGTTGGTATCACACTAAATACTCTAATAAAAGTATTTAAGCCATCTATTATCAGTACTTTTTCATTGGGATTTGTTGTGTCCGTTTTACCGCCGTGTTTCTTTATCTCATCGAGAATAGAAAGGTACTTACCATTATTCAACACCGACCACTTCATCCGTATATACTACATCATCAATACCTAAATCGGCTGATTGATATTTTAGTATAGATACTTCACAGATTAAATCATAAAGGTGTTCTTTTAATCCATCAGTTTCGTCTAATTTCCTTTCAAAGTCCTTAGATTGAAATTTGATATCTTTACCTTTATATTCTAAAGTGTACCAAGCTCCAGCAATTTTCAAGAGTTTATGTTCTTTCAACACCGTTAGCCAACTTCCCATATCATCTATACCACTATCGAAGTATAAATTGAAATCGGCATGACGTAAAGGTGGTCCCAAACGATTCTTGATAATTTGACATCGGGTTTTCATACCCAATACATTTTTTGCTGTGTCTTTGATTTGTCCCATATTCTTTAATCGAATACGAGTTGATGAGTGAAAAGGTAATGCCTTACCACCACTTGTAGTCCAAGGATCACCGAACATTACTCCGAGTTTTTGTCTGAGCTGATTAGTGAATACGAGAGCTATTCGTTCTCGTCCAATCATTTGAGTAATCTTTCTCATCGCTTTTGAAACGATAATTGCTTTACTCGTTGCCCAACCATCTTTCTCAAAATCGGCTTCCATTTCTACTTTGGTTGATGCCCCTGCCAAACTATCCACAAGGATCGTAACTAACCTTTCTCTATCTGATTCTCTAATCTTAGTGACTATGTTTTCAATACATTGAAATATATCTTCTACTGTTTCCACATGAAGATATAATAGATTTTGAACATCTACACCAATAGTTTCTAACCATTCTCTACTAACAGATGTCTCAGTATCAATGTAGACTGCAAGTCCACCCTTCTTCTGAGTTTCTGAGAGAATGTGAGTTCCTATTAGAGATTTACCACTCGATTCTAAACCATTAATCTCTGTAATTCGTCCTACGGCTATTCCACCATTAGGACGATTAGAGATTGCTAAATCTAAAATCGATGAACCAGTTGATATAAATTCCTTGATATCAGTTGGAGTGGCATTTGAACCATCTAAGAAATAGGCTACCTTCGTATCCTTGAACTGTTTATTAAGGTTATCGGCAAGAACTTGTGCAAGCTCATCTTTTGCTGATATAGACATATATGTCTCCTTTATTATTTATTAAACAGGTCGTCAAAAGCATCATTAACTCCAGTAGTACTTGTTACTGCACTTTCTAATGCTTTACTTGTTGCTGGTGTGTTTGTCTTTTCTGATCCTTTTTCTCCATCTTCATCACTTGGGTTCAACCAATCATGTAGAGCTTCTGCAAGTTCATCATAACTTAATTCGTTATAAACTTCGCGGATGTCTTTTTGGTCATCAAGTAATGTAGATAAAACTGCCTTATCTTCTGTAACTGGTGTTTGATTCGGTTTAACACGGATGTTAGTCTTAGGAAACGATGCTCCAGTTTCTTCAGCTGTTAGGAATTCAACCACGACATCACGTCCATTTATAGGATCACTAATATCACCATAATCAGGATCTGATATAATTGATAATAGTTCTTGATATACGGTTTTACCAAATCCCCAAAACTTAGAGCCTTGGTTTTCTTCACCACGAACACAAACTGGTGCAAAAGTTCTGAGCTTTGCTTCCAATTTTTTGCCAAGTTTCCAATCTTCACGATTTCCACTTGACTTTAGTTTCTCAGCAAATTCTTCAATTGGGTCTGGACGACCAAATGAGATTGGGGAAAGAAAAGTCTTTCCACCTAAATCATAGTGAAAGAATAATTCGATAAACGGTATATCGGAGTTTAGTTTGTAAGGTAAAAGACGGATTTGTGTCTTTCCTGGTTGAGGTTTCCACAAGTTTGTTGTTCTTGTAGTTGAGGTTTGTAACTGATTTAGTCGCTTTCTTACGGCTTCAATATCCATTTGTTATCTCCTATTGTTATTTTTATTTGTTATTAGTTAATTGTCATTGGTGTAACCTTTGACAATAATAAATATTGGGCTGTTTAAAAAACAACCCAAATTTTTACGCTAAATCTGATTTATTCTGTTGCTGATTTAACATTCTTCGCAACATCACCCTTTTGACCTTCGCCGATTTCAAATTCAACTTTCTGACCTTCTGATAAAGTCTTAAATCCGTCTATTTGAATTTCGGAGAAATGGACAAAATAGTCTTTTGAGTTTTCCGTTGCTGTATCAGATATGAAACCATATCCTTTTTTAGCGTCGAACCACTTTACTGTACCTGTGTTCATTGTTTTTCCTTATTTTGTTTATTTATTACTGTAAATCTTATCTGATAAAATCAGACTCCACCATGTGGTTAAATCGACTTACGGAGTTATTGATGACATTTTGCCACAATTTGAATTTTTTATTAAAATATTTTAAAATGATAGGTTTTTTTCTTTGGTGGACCTTTAAGTTCATCCCACTGAGTTTGTAAATTTTCTGATACACTTAGAAAGAAGTGTAATTTACTCCACACCATAATTAAGTGAAAAGAACGATTGAAAAGTATTGCCGAGATAACTCTGTAATTAGCTTCTCTGGGATACTTTTCATCATAACCATAATATTTGTTCCAATAAATTTTCATTTTTTAATTCTCAATATAAAAGGGTGGTGAGTTTTAGATAATTAAAAATTATCGGGTATATGTAAGAAAGCCTCACCACCATT